AACCGTGGAGGCTGGCCAAGTCTACGCAGCAGCGATGGCCAGACCTATGCAAGGCCGGTTGCTGCGGGAATGGGCCAGCAGCATCGAGGCCGACCGCATGACGAGGATCCGTGACGCTGTGCGCATTGGCTACGTGCAGAGCGAACCGCCCAGCAAGATAGTGCAGCGCCTGCGGGGCACGCGCGCCAAGGGCTACGCCGACGGCATCATTGAACTGGACCGGCGCAGCGCTGAGGCTGTTGTCCGCACGGCCGTGAGCCATACCGCAGGCTTTGCGCGCGACAAGTTCTATCAGGCCAATGACGACCTGGTGAAGGGCTTGCTGTGGTGCTCCACGCTGGACAGCCGCACAAGCCAGATATGCAGGGTGCGCGACAAGCTGCAATACGACCTGGACCACAAGCCGGTGGGGCACAAGCTGCCATGGTTGGGCGGCCCGGGCATGGCGCATTGGTGCTGCCGATCCAGCTCAACAGCCGTCGTCAAAAGCCTGAGCGAGATTCTGGGTGTGGACGGAATCGAGGAATTCAAACCGACCACACGCGCATCGATGGATGGCCAGGTGCCGGCCGATACGAGCTATAGCCAGTGGCTGACAAAGCAGAGCGCCAAGCGCCAGGACGAAGTGCTCGGACCCACCCGGGGCGCGATGTTGCGCAAAGGCGATATCACCGTGGACGGATTTACCAACGACAAGGGCCGGTGGCTGACCCTGGAAGAACTGGCGGCGCGAAAGTAGAATCCGGCCATGCCCCTTGAGCTAGTCCCTCCCACCGTACCCGACCGCAAGGCCGCCATGATTGAGCGCCTGAAGGCCACGACCCGCGCTGACGGCATGATGCAGTGCCCGCGCTGCGGCTGCCGGACCATGGTCACAGAAACAACCGGCGCCCATATGAACCTGGGCAAGAGGATCGGCGGCACCGTGACCGCCAAAGACGTATGTGCCGAGTGCTACAAGCGCGGCATTCAATCCCCGATGCAGCCTGAAATCAAGGCCGTGTAACCATTGAATCTGGCCCGCAGGGGCCACCCCCGTTTAACCCGCTCTGGATCATTCCTCGGCGGGTTTTTGCTTTGGTGCTGCCCATGCTTGATGTCCTGTTCTGGTGCTGGGCGGCGTGGTGCTGCCTGAACCTCATACTGCTGTTGGCTTCCCCCTGGCTGGTGCCGGTGGAGAAGGGCGCCTTCACCAATGGGCTGGTAATCATCATGCCCACGGAATGGGTCGCGACGCTGACCCATGAAGAACTCAAAGCAGTGATGGCCCACGAAAGAGGCCACATCACCAACATGCATGCCCTGAAGAACCTGCTCCGGACATTCCTGCTGATGCCGCGCTCAGTTGAACTGGGCTGGCGTCAGGAACTGGAAGCCGACGACTACGCTGCAAAGCATGCAGACCCGCAAGCACTGGCCGACGTTCTGCGCCGCACCAGCACACATCGATTTGACTTGTACCGGGCAACACGCCTGGCCATGATCGCCGCCCAGCACGCGGCTTGATCCGACCGTTCCCTTAGCCGCTGTGCGTGATGCCCAGCGGCTTTCTTTTGCCCGAGACGGGCGCATCCAAACCATATCCGAGAGGGATATACAAATGAAAGTCGCTATCACCCGTGCCCATCGTGGCATTTCCACCCTGCTCGTCGGTCTGCTGACCGGCTACATGGCCCGCGCCGGGCTGACGAACGCCGCATTGAACATGACGGTCGAGTCGCTTGACGCTATCCCAGAAGCCCAGCGTGGCCTCTACAAAGAGTCGAACGGGAAGTTCGTGCTCGACGTGGATGGCTATGAAGACCCAACAGGTCTGAAAAGTGCACTCGACAAGGAACGCAAACGCGCATCCGAAGCCGAGAAGCAAGCCAAGGCTTGGGCCAACATGGGCAAGTCTCCTGAAGAAATTCAGGCGCTGGTTGAGACGCAGCGAAAAGCGGAAGAGGACAAGGCGCTCAAGGGCGGCGAGTTCGACAAGCTCAAGCAGCAAATCATTGATCAGCACAAGACCGAGCTTGGCAAGAAGGACGAACGTATCGGCACTCTGACAAAGAGCCTTGAACGCCGTCTGGTCGATGCTGACGCGACCGCAGCGATTGCGGAAGCGAAGGGCGTACCGGCGCTCCTGCTGCCGCACGTCAGGGCTGCGGTGAAGGTGGTGGAAGTAGACGGCGACTTCAAAGTCCAGGTCGTGGACGCCCAGGGTACGCCCCGGGTAAACGGCAAGGGCGAGTCCCTTTCGATTGCGGATTTGGTAAGCGAGATGCGCCAGTCCGAAATATTTGGCCGCGCGTTTGAACCGTCAGGTACCACGGGAAGTGGTGCCAGTGGTGGAGGTTCTGGCGGCAGCGGCAAGACGATGAAGCGAGCAGCGTTTGACGCCCTAAAACCCGCAGAGCGGGCGAAGGCTATGGCCGCTGGAACGCAAGTCGTTGATTGATTTCCAACCTTCCAAACTCTGAAAATTCCAACCATGAAAAAACTATTCTTTGCCGCTGCGACTCTGCTCGCCCTGGCCATTTCTTCTGTCGCCACGGCGGCTGTATCGGTACCCACTCGCGTCGCTCAGGCTGTGGCTGACTTTGGTCAGTCTGCCAAGGCGGTGCTATTGGGTCATCTGGCGAACCAAGGCTTTGCCCTTGGCGTCAACATCTTGACGGCCCTGCAGCCCATTCTTTTCAGCGCTGCACAGGAAGTTTCCAACGAACCGTTTGGCTGTATCAGCTCCATCAATGCAAGCTTTGACGACAAGGGTGTAGCCAAGGGTGATTTGGTGAAGGTGCCTGTTGCTCCGATCCGCCCTGCCTCTGACTTCACACCCGGCAACGTACCGGCAACCGGCACGGATGCCACGGCCGACAACGTGTCTGTGCAGATCACCCAATCCAAAAAGGTGGACTGGAATCTGACTGGTGAACAAATCCGTTCACTGGAAAATGGTGCTGAGAACGGAGAATGGGTTCGTCAGTTGACCGCTCAAGGCATGCGCACATTGCGCAATTTGGCTGAAGCTGACTGCGCTGCGGCCATTAAGCAGGGCGCTTCTCGCGCCTTCGGTACCGCCGGCACCACGCCATTTGCCACCGATCTGACGGCTTTGACCAATGCCCGCAAGATGCTGCAAGACAACGGTGCGCCATTGTCTGACTTGCAGTTTGTGTGCGATACCAATGCCGGTTTGAACCTGCGCAACTTGGGCATCATCCAGCAGGCTTACCAGGCTGGCAATGACCAAGAGCGCCGCACCGGTCAGTTCTTGCGCCAGTTCGGCTTCCAGATCAGCGAGTCTGCAGGTATCGCCTTGCACACCAAAGGCACTGGCTCTGCGTATGTGACCTCCGGATCCACCGCACCGGGTGTCAAAGACATCGCATTGGTGACTGGTACAGGCACGGTGCTGGCTGGCGACGTGGCGACATTTGCCGCTGATGCCAACAATAAGTACATCGTCGGCACTGGTGTGGCTGCTCCCGGCACCATCAGCTTGAACCGCCCAGGTGCGCGTGTGACGATTGCCACAGCCAATGCCTTGACAGTCGGCAACAACTACACGCCCAACATGGCGTTCGAGCGCAGCGCCGTGGTCGGCATCATGCGTCCCCCACTGTTCCCAGACAACCCGACCATCACCAAGATGCTCATCTCCGACGAAAAGGGCATGACCTACCTGCTGGTTCAAATCGCCCAGTATGGCCAGATCACTTGGGAAATGCACTTGGCCTACGGCTTCAAGGTCGTTCAGCCTGAGCACGTCGCTCTGGTGTTGGGCTAATCAACCGATGGGGCTTCGGCCCCGGCTCTACAAAAAGGACATCCCATGAACGAAGACCTGATCCCCGTATCCAAGGGCGGCGAGTATCTCGAAGTCAACCGCGTTGCCTTGTTGCAGCACAAACAGCTCGGTTGGACCGAATGCGCGCGCCAAGAAGTCAAGGAAGCCCTGGCCGCCAAGAAGCCCTCCGACGGCCTGACCGTTGAGAAGGTCAAGGAAGCCCTGGCCGCCAATGGCGTTGAAATCCCCGAAGGCGTGACCCTGAAAGCCGACCTGGCCGCACTGCTAGACGCCTCCTAAGTCTCCCCTGCGCGAAGTGTCCATTGGGCACTTCCCACAGCGACGACGCCAACCGAAAGCACTCACATGAGCAACATTCCAATCCTCGACGCCAGCAGCGCAACCCGAAAGGTTGACGTGATCACGCGCACTGAAGGCGCTGATACCGTTGAGACTCAGGCCGTTGCAGTCGTAGACCCGACGAACGGAACGCCGATAGACTTTGCCACCCAGGCCACGCTGGCGGCCCTGCTGACGGCTGCGAATGCAATCAAGGTTGCAGCCGAGGCACTGAACGGCAAAGCGACCGCGATGAATACCGGTGCTGTTGCTGGTACCGTGGCGCTGGACTCCACAACGCTCACCGCGATGGAGAACACAACGGTTGGCGGCACCGTGGCGGTGTCCAACATGGTCGCCCAGGGTCTGACCGATGCGCAACTGCGCAACAGCGCTGTGCCAGTGTCCGGCATCTTCTACCAAGCCACCCAACCCGTGAGCGGAACCGTCGCGCTCGACGCGCCGTCGCTCGCCGCGCTGGATACAATCAACGCCGCGCAAAGTGGGAACTGGTCTACGCGCACGCAAGACGGCGCTGGCAATGCGATTACATCCATATCGGACGGTGCTGGGCAAGTCGGCTTAACAACGGCCATCGGCGCTACAAATTTCATAGTCAGTGCCAACAACAGCACCGCAGCGCAGATCGCTACCGGCGTGACGTTTGTAGGGCCAGTTGAAACAATTTTCAATCAGCAATCCATATCGGTTCTGTTGGTCAGCGACAAGGCCGGAACCCTCACGCTGAATCAGTACATCGACCTCGCTGGCTCGCAGAAGATCAGTTCCTGGCAGTTCCCTATTGTGGGTGGCGTGCCGTTATCTCGGTGCTTTGTCGGCAACGGAAATTACTTCAACCTGACGTTCCTGAACTCGTCGGGATCGACTACCACCGCGCTAAAAATAGACACGGCGTATGGCACATTGCCGGGTGCTACCAACCTGGGCAACACGCCCATGGCTTTGAATGAAGTCAACGGCTTGGCATTTAGCCTGGGCACGCAAGCCCCGGCATCCAGCATACCGGTGAACCTTTCGAACGATGTAGTGATTGGCGCAGCGGCCAGCATCGCAGCGCTCAATACCGACTTGATAACCGGCGCCGTATCGGGCTGGTACGACGCGGCCAACTTCCATAGCGCGGCCATTCAAGTGATCGGCTCTGCGGGTATCACCGCTGGCGCGATCACGTTTGAGCAGACCAACGACACAACAGCGGCGGCGGCTGGCAACGTGTGGGCGGTGGACGAAACCACCACGCTGACACCCACGCCCAACGTGGCAGCCATCACCATCGCAGCCAGCACGACGCGCATGTTCGGCGGTGCGGTCACTGCGCGGTTTGTGCGTGTGCGGGTGTCCACGGCGTTCGCCACGGCCAACGTGCAAGCGGTCGCAGTGTTCAGCCAGATGCCGTATTTTCGGCAAGTGCAAACGGTTCACCAAGCAACAGCGGCCAACTTGAATGTGACGGCTTCCGGCACGGTGGCGGTCACCGGCTACCCAACAGCGGCCGCATCAGCCGACGCCCTGGCAAATCCGACCGTCACGAAAGTGGACGCCACCACCCTGGCGTTCAACGGAACATCCTGGGACCGCGTTCGCGGTATGTCCACGGCGCTGACAACGGGCGATACGGGCGCTAAGGTAGCCACCGGCAACGGCGCGACCATCACCAACGTGGGCAACAACGGGGTGCAAGTGCTGGTAAACGTGGGGGTCGTGAGCGGTACTACGCCTACCGCCGTGTTCAAGCTGCAAGGCTCCACGGACGGCGGCACAAGCTGGTATGACATCCCAGGCGCCACTACGGCCAGCATCGTTGCTACCGGGCTGTACGGCATCACGCTGTACCCAGGTGTAGCCGCTGTTGCTGGTGTTGCGACAACAGGAACCACGGCATGCGCCAGCGGCGTGCTGGTGCGTGCATGGCGCGTGGTATGGACGATTGGCGGCACAACGCCGTCATTCACGATCACCAATATTCAGTACATCTACCCGCCGCACTAAATCATGTTGCTGCTACTGCTTCGCACCGTGTCTGGCGGCACGCCGCCGCAGGCGCCAGTGCTGTACCCGCTGGCAGGAATGACGCAAGGCTTGCCACTGGCTGGCGTCGCGCAGGCTTTCCCGCTGGCTGGCCTGAAACAAAACTTCCCGCTGGGGTAATCCATGTCATTGAACGTAGAAACCGGATCCGGTGCCAATAACTCGGAAAGCTACGCATCCGTGGCCGACGCCGACGCATACCTTGCCGCGCGCGGTCAGACCAATTGGGCGTCTGTTGCCACCGGTGACAAGGAAGCCGCGCTGCGCCGCGCTACTGACTACATGCAGAGCACGTATTCGGGAAGCTGGAGAGGGTACCGCGTATATACAACGCAGGCTTTGGACTGGCCGCGCCATCTGGTGCCAATCAAGGATTACCAGACCGGCTGCGTAGCCTATTACGACCCCGCCGTGATACCGGTCGCCGTTAAGAACGCCTGCATTGAGCTGGCTCTGCGCGCAGCTGCAGGTGATCTGGCTCCAGATCTGGGCCCGCAGGAAAAGAGCGTCAAAGTGGGTCCAATCGAGCAGGTGTTTGCTGATGGGGCCCGTCAGACACCCGCTTACCAAGCCGTGAACAAGATGCTTTCTGCCTTCTTCTGCGGTAGCAGCAACACTATCAAACTGGTGCGCGCCTGATGGATTACGTCAAATTGGCAGCGACGGCGCGCGCGCTGCTCGCCAAGTTCGGATCCATTGGACAGCTAACCACGTCCGTCGCTGGAACATACGACCCCGCCACGGGAACGGTTCCACAGACCGTCACCACGCAGGACATCATCGCCGCAGTGTTCGCCTACGCAGAAGGGCTAATCAACGGTGCAACGATATTGCAAGGCGACCAACTGGCCTACGTGTCGGCGGTGGGCCTGACGATGCCAAAGGCGGGTGACGTGATGGTCTGGCAGGGAAGTGACTACCAAGTGGTTAATGCCAAGCCGCTAGCCCCCGCTGGCATCAACGTGCTGGCGATCCTTCAGGTGCGCAAATAATGGGATTCGCTGAAGACTTGGGCAAAGTCTGCGCCAACGCAGGCAAGAAGGTGGAAGCGGTCATTCGCAGGACAGCTATCGAACTGCAAAACGGAATGATTGAGAAGTCGCCTGTCGGCAACCCTGAATTGTGGGCCGCGAACTCCAACGCCCTGAGCAACCGCAAGAACTACAACATAGCCGTTGACCAATTGAATGCGGACACCCGCGCCAACCCCGCGAACCTGACAGTCAGCGGGAAGCTGCGCAAGGGATTGAGTCAGTACCTGCTGAAGAGACAAAGCAAGAAGTCGCTAAAGCAGGCTTTCCCGCTTGTCGCTGGCGTTGGCTACGTGGGGGGGCAGTTTCGCGCCAACTGGCAGTGCGGTGTGGGGGCCGTGAACATGACGATCATCGATCCGCCCGGATCAGACGCCAAAGGTCGGACAAAGGTAGCACTTGAAACGTGGAAGCCTGGCCAGACCATTTGGCTCACGAACGCGCTTCCCTATGCGAAGAAATTAGAGGACGGCTACAGCAAACAAGCACCGTTCGGCATGGTGAAGCTGACGGTTAACGAAGTCGGCGAACACCTTAAAACAGCCGCGAGGTCTATCAAATGAGTATCGGAAACATATCGGCAGCGCTTGAAAAGAAGCTGGCCGCATTGGGCGCATTCGCCACCGCAGCCGAGAACGTGGTTTACACGCCAGTGACCGGAACGCCATATCAGATACTGAACCTGCTGCTGAACAACCCCATCGACCACGCTGTCACGTTTGACATTACTGAGCAGCGCGGCATTTTCCAGATCAGCCTGATGTATCCGCTGGGCACCGGCCGCGGTGCAGCGCAAGCCCGCGCGCAGGCCCTTGCCGACCACTTCAAACCAGCCCAAGACCTCCTCGAGGCGGGCACCAAGGTCGAGATTCGCCAGACCGTAAAGATCGGACAAGGCTATGAGGACGAAGGTCGCTGGCGCGTGCCAGTGTCCGTCTACTGGAATTCCTTCAGCTAACCTAACACCACCCAACAACTGAACCCGCCGCAAGCGGGTTTTTTTGTGCCCGCATTTGGGCTTTCAGCAACCCGCTCCGAGCAATCGCAGTGGGTTTTTTTGTTTCCGCCCCTTGCGGGCCATCCCACTAAAGAAAGGCCACCATCATGGCACGCACCCCCTCTGGCACGCTCTTTTCCGTTGCTACCGTTTTCGGTACTCCGGTAACCGTCTCTGCCGTATCCAACGCGACGGAAGCCGTCGTCACATCCACCGCCCACGGCCTGGCCAACGGCGACATCGTCGAAATCACCTCCGGTTGGGGCGGTCTGCAATTGCGATCCGTCCGAATCAAGGGGGTCAGCACCAACAACTTCACGCTGGAAGGCATGGACACAACCAATCTGACCATGTTCCCGCCTGGAAGTGGTATCGGAAGCGCCCGCAAGGTCGCCACCTGGGTGCAGCTGACAAACGTCCTGAAACCGAGTTCTTCGGGCGGAGATCCAAAGAAGGTGACATACAAGTTCCTGGAATCGAATGTTGACTTCAACATGAACGACGGATTCTCGGCTGTGGACCGAACCTTCGAACTGGATGCCGATGCGATTTCTACCCCTGGCTACATAGCCCTGAAGAGCCTGACTCAGGTGCAGAGCAACACCATCATGCGCACGCTGGCAAAGTCCGGCGCCGTCACGTATCTGCCTTGCACCGTTTCGCTCAATGAGGAAGAAATCATGCAGGACGGAAGCATCGTGACCTGCAAGGTCTCCATCTCCGGAAACAACGTTTCCACCCGCTACGCCTCGTAAGAGGATCCCCTGCACCGACCCGGCGGCTGTCTCCTTTTGCAGGGAGCGGTCGCTGGGCACGGGCGTTTACAACCCCCTGCAAAAGAAAGCACACTATGGCAAAACTCAAAATCAGCAAAGCGCAAGTCACATTCCCTCTGGAAGTGGATATCCCGACGCCGAACGGCGACGATCAGGTCAACTTCACGGCCAAGCACCTCAAGGCCAGCGAATGGTCCAAGCTGCGCGAATCCCACACAGAGACCGTGAACGCTGCAGTCAAAGCGCTGTTTGATGCTGCGCAGAAGGCCGCCGAGGACGAATATACAACCGCTGCCAAAGACGGCAAGCCAGCCACTGAAGACGAAAAGACAGCGGCCATCGCACTGTTGGTCAAGCCGATCAAACAAAGCGTGCTTGATGAGCTGAAATCAAAGCATGCGGCCGAGCTGATCGCCAAGGTGTTGATCAGCTGGGATCTGGATGACGAATACAGCGTCAAGGCGTTGGTCGAAATGTGCGACCTGTACCCGGCTGCATCGAACGCGATCTTTACCAAATACAACAGCGCTCTGGAAGGTTCGCGCCTGGGAAACTGAAGACCATTGCCCGCGCCATCTTTGAGAAACCGGTGACGCTGGCAGAGGCCCGAGAAGCAGGTTTTGAGCTAGAAGACTACGAGACCGAAGACGTAGAAGTTCTACCCGAAAACATCCCCGCGCTCAACCTCATCCAACGTATCGGCACTCGCTGGGTGGTTGTCAGCGCGGGCGGCATGGGCGGTGGGATGGTCGTTACAGGCATTCGCTGGGAAGCTGTGTATCCACTCCTGGACCGCATGGCGCTAAGCCCCGAAGACTTTGACGCACTGCTCGCTGACCTTGAGGTCATGGAGCGCGAAGCCGTCGCCGTCATAAATGAGAAATAGAACCCGCTTCGGCGGGTCACCCATCCACGAGGCCAGCCTTACCGCTGGCCTTTTTGCTTTTAGGCCGCCCATATGTCAGAAGAAATTGCAGTCGTTGGTATAGGCGTTGAAACCGCTGGCGTAGAGCAGGGCATCAAGATCCTGGAAGTTCTGGCCAGCACTGGCGCCAAGGTCGAAACCGCAATGGCGGGTGTGGAGAAATCCGCCGCCAAAACTGGGAAGTCGCTCGCCACCTTGGGGCAGAGCAATGCCGGGCTCAGCAAGCTCGGTGACGACGCCGGCAAGATCGGCAAGAACCTGGCCGACACCTCAGACAAGCTGCAGAACACCAGCGCCCAGCTCGACAAGACAGGGGCATCGGCATCCAACGCGGCGGCCGGCATCAAGAAATTCACCGACAGCGCAGCTGGTGCGGCTACCGCGACTGCGGGTATCGGAAAGTCCGCTACCACTGCCGGTACGGATTTCGACAAGGCTGTGGCCGGCATCCTGGGCCAAGTCGAGCGCATCAAGACTGAGACTGCCACGGCCGGCAAGTCGCTGTCCGACTCCCTGCGCATCAAGGCCCAGATTCAAGGCCTGGACGAAAAGGCACTGGCGCCATACATCAGCCAACTGAAGGCCGCTGAAGAAGCGCAGGACCTGGCCAACAAGTCGCTGGGCAGCATGGGCATGTCGGCCAAGGCCACGGCAGCGGCGCTGCGTGTAGTGCCTGCCCAGTTCACCGACATCATCACCAGCTTGCAAGGTGGCCAAGCGCCGCTGACCGTGCTGCTGCAACAGGGCGGCCAGCTTAAGGACATGTTCGGTGGGGTCGGGGGAGCAGCTAGGGCGCTGGGCGGCTACGTGCTGGGCCTAATCAACCCCTTCACCATCGCTGCTGCTGCCGTGGGCGCGATTGGCTATGCGTCCTACAAGTCCAACGAAGATTTAAAAGAGTTGCGGACCGCCTTGCTGGTAAGCGGCAATGCGGCAGGTATCAGCGCTGACCAGCTATTGGGGATGTCTCGCAGCGTCGGTCTGAATGTTGAGGTCCTCAGTGCTTTCGCTCGCTCCGGTGCTGTCACCGCTGAAAATATAGAGGGGATCACACGCGCTGCGGTCAAGTTTGAGAGCATTGGCGGCGCAGCCGTTGCCGATACTGTCAAGGCCTTCGAGCAGTTGAAACGTTCGCCTGTAGAGGC